TAAAAACAGAAAAAGAATTAAATGAATTTATTGATGCACACATTAGTAAAATTCTTACAGGTGGTGCAGAAGAATTTGCAGATGGTCCACCATGTCTGCAAGCAATATCAAAAACAATAGATGATAGTAACAAACTACCCGATGAAAGAGATAGATTCTTATTTAATTACATGGTGTTTTGTAAAAAGAAATACCCAGATCTTTGGGAAAAAAGAGTTTTAGAAGGTGCAAGAAAATATATTTTATATGATGAAGAGTGGGGAGATAAAAAAGTATTAGATAAAATAAAATCTTGGCGTAAACCAACCGCAGGACATTTATGTGATCAAGATCCAATAAGAAATTTTTGTATTAAATCTGAATGTGCAAAAAGACAATTTGGTTATATGTCAGATAAACAAAAGAAGTTTCCGCAGCTGTCCGCTTTAATTAGAATAGATTATCAACCTGAACCAGAATTTAGATTTACTGTAAATTTTAACGATAAACAAGATGGGGAAATGAGTAAACAAGTTGTAGCTAGAGACATAAATTATTTAATGGACATGGAAAAATGTAGAAGACTGATTGGTGCACATACACCTATTGCTCCACCAAGAATAAAACAAGATGAGTTTCAAACTATTATAGAAAATTTAAAAGAAACAGAGACAGTACAACCGCCACCTTTAGGTACTTCTCCTAAAGAATTGTTACATAAATATTTAGAAGAACATATTAATGGTGTACCTGCAGTAAGTGCAACTTCATTTGGTAGTGGATCTATTTTAAAAGAAGATGGATTTGCATATTTTACTATGGATGTTTTTTTTAATTATTTAAAAAATAAAGAATGGAAAATGAAATTTGAAAAGACTGGTAGAATGTTAATAGAAGAATTTAAATCAGAGTTAGGTCATTTAAAAAGATATCCTAAAAAAGATACAGATAAAAAATCACACAATCCAATTCGTTGTGTAAAAATTCCTATGACTTTTTTTGAAAGAGAAGAAGAGGATGCAGAAGAAATGCCAATGCAAGAAAAAGATAATATTCTATGATAAAAAAATTTTACGGTCCTCCAGGTACAGGTAAAACAGAAAAATTAATTAGGAGAGCATTAGCTTATATTAGAATAGGCACACCAATAGAAAGAATAGGGTACTTTGCTTTTACTAAAAAGGCAGCTATTGAAGCTAAAGAAAGAATGTTAAATAAAAATAAACAGTTTCAAAAAAAAGATTTAAAATATTTTCAAACACTGCATTCATTAGCTTTTCATACATTAGGTTTAAAAGAAGAAAATGTTATGCAAGATTATCATTATGATGATTTAGGTAAAATATTAAGCATTAGTGTAAAAGCAAAAAGAGATCTAGACTCTTCACCTTATCTAACTTGTGACAATGAATACTTTCAAATTATAACCAAGGCCAGAGAAAAAGACATAGAAGTTTGGGATGAATATTGTACCGGTGAATATGGTAAAGATATAAGACCTAACATATTAAAACATGTTGCACTTAATTATTTAAAATACAAAAAAAATAATACCTTAATAGATTTTACAGATATGATTCATCAGTTCATACAAAAGAAACATTTATGTCCTCAATTTGATGTAGTATTTATTGATGAAGCTCAAGATCTATCTCCAATACAATGGCAAATGTTTGATATTTTAAAATCAAATACAAAAGATATGTACCTTGCGGGAGATGATGATCAAGCAATCTACGCTTGGGCAGGAGCAGATGTAGATAGATTTATACAAGAACCTGCAACAGAAGTAGTTTTAAAAAAATCAAGAAGGGTGCCAATAAAAGTTCAAGATATATCTAATATTATTGTAAGTAGAATAGAAGGCTTACGAGCAATTAAAGATTATCATCCAAAAAATGAAGAGGGAAATTGCATAACAATTAATAATATAGATAATGTAGATCTCTATAAAGATAACTGGTTAATACTTACTAGAACAATTGATAAATCTATTAAGATTGCAAAAGAACTTAGACTTAAAGGTTTATATTTTGAAAACAAATATATCAAAAGTTTTAATTCAAAATTATATAAAGCAGCTGTTTATTATTCAAGATGGTCTGAGGGACAAGAACTAGATTCTACACAAGTAGATGATGTTGAAGATTATATGTTAGATAATAATTGGAATGAATTGTTACCTTGGTATGAGGCTTTTGATAAAGCTAATAATGAAGAAAAGAATTATATACGATTATTACTTTCAAATAAAGAAAATTTAAACGAAGAACCCAGAATAAAAATATCTACGATTCATGCAGCAAAAGGTGGTGAATCAGAGAATGTTTTGTTGTTATTAGATAATGCTAGAAAAATAAGAGAAGCTGTGGTAAAAAGTAGTAAAAAAAGAGATGAAGAACATAGAGTATGGTATGTAGGGGTAACACGTAGCAAAAGAAATTTATACTTGATGAGAGCAAAAATAGAAAGGTATGGTTATAATTTATGACAAATAAAGATATGTTTAAGGGAACTACATATGACTCATTAAACAAACAGGTAGATGGGAATCATTATTCTAAAATGAAAATTCAGCCTGCAGAATTTATAAATGAAAACAAATTATTATTTGCTGAGGGCAATGCTATAAAATATATTTGTAGACATCAATCAAAAGGAAAAGAAAAAGATATTCAAAAAGCAATTCATTATCTTGAAATGATATTAGAAAGAGATTATTCGTGAATAAAAAATTAAAAGTTCTTGATTTATTTTCTGGTATAGGTGGCTTTGCATTAGGCTTAGACTCTACAGGAATATTTGAGACTGTAAAATTTGTTGAGAAAGATAAGTATTGTCAAAAAGTTTTACAGAAGAACTTTCCAAACATACCAATAGAGGAGGATATAAAAAATGTCGAAGGAAAAGAAGGAGACGCAGATGTCGTTGTGGGAGGGTTCCCCTGCCAACCAATGTCAGTCGCAGGTAAAAGAAAAGGAACAGATGACGACCGCTATCTCTGGCCAGAAATGTTTAGACTCATTAAACAGATCAAACCCCAATTCGTTATTGGGGAGAATGTGCAAGGAATTATTAACATCCAAAACGGCATGGTACTCAGACAGGTGCAAGACGACTTGGAAAGTGAAGGTTTCGAAGTCCAATGTTTCCTTATT